TCGAGACCCAGCGCCGGACGAATACGCCTCTCGAGAAATTCTGGATTACGATCCTCGACGGCCGGGAGAGGGACGACCATAACAACGCGCATCGACAACGGCGACCCGTCGACCAGCCTTTCCGGGTCGGAGGGAGGGCGATGATGCAGCCTCTCGACCCTGCGGGCGGGCCGGCCCAGGTTATCAATTGCCGGTGCACAATGACGGTCAAGAAGGCGCCTCGGAAGCGCCGAGATTTCCGATAAGGCTCCGCTTTTCCCTATATAACCGACGCGGGCAGACCGGAGGCCGGTCGGATGGGGCGACCCGGGCGTAAGCGGGGCCCGCTCCCTCGGGCGCCGGGGCTTTTGTCGGGCCTTAAAAAAAGGGCGGCCGGGATCCCGAGCGGTACTTTTCGCTCCTGGGCTGGGCCGGCGGCCTCCGCGGGCGGCTTCGAGGATGACCTGGCCGGCGCCAAAACCTCGCGGCCTGCGACCTGGATCCAACGATAACGACGAAATGGGTCGATCCTGGCCGGATTCGAGGCCCTGTACGGCGATATAAGCGGCCGAAGGCCATCGCCTGGGCCTGGGGCCTGGGCTCGTATGGGCGATCCTCGTCGATCTTTTGGAGAGGCAAGATGGAGAGCGAGCTCGGGACGATCGGCGATAACGGGATCGGGCTCGGCGGGGCCTGCGTCCGCTCGGGCTTTTGCTGTAAGGCGGCGCCGTGTCCATTCGGAAAATGGAATGCGGCGAAGACTCAATGCGAGCATCTCAAGGGCCCGGGCCTGGGGCGGTACTCCTGCGGGATATACGACGAGATCCGCGGCGAGGCGGGCGGGGGAGACTTCGGTCCGGCCTTCGGCGCCGGATGCGGCTCGCCGCTTAATACCGATCGGCGGATCGTCCATCTCATGACGACCGGCTCGATCCGAAATGAAGACTGGCCAAGAGGAGGAAACGATGGGAGACCATAAACGACCAAGCAATTATTCTTCGACCGGCGGCCTGATACGGGCGGCCTCGAATGCTCCGCTCCTGCGATTCCGGGCGTCGAGCGATATCATCGATCGCCATCGGACGATCGTCAACCAACGCGGGATCGACTTCTCGCAATTCGGCGGCGCTTTCATTTGGTCGCATGACTCGTTTAAGGGGATGCTCGGCGGCGCTCCGAAGATCGAGAATCAATTGGGGAAGGTCGTCGGCAAAGAGGTAACCGAGATCAAGCGGCCGGCCGGGCAAGGCGAGAAGACCGAGAGCGAGGATGGCCTGGCGACCGATATCGACGTCCGCTTCTCGAAGGTCAATCCTTTCGCGGTCATGGCCGAGGGAATGGTCCGGGAGGGGATCCTCGGTATGACGTCGATCGGCTTTATCCCGAAGAAGGATCACGCGCTTACCATCGGCGAAGAAGTAATCAAGGTCTTCGACGAGGTCGAGCTCCTCGAAATCTCTCTCGTCCCGGTCCCGGCGAATCCCGAGGCCCAGGCGCTCGTCCGCTCGATGTTTGGATACCTCGAGAAGGAGGCGCCGGCCGACTTCGGCGTCCAGGTCCGGCATTCCTCCGCGGGCTCATGGGCCTGGCAGGAAGATCAAGGATGGAGCTTCCGAGCTCCGGCCGAGGCGACCCTGGCCGAGCTCCTCAAGATAAAAGATAACCTCGCGCCTCCTCCTTCGGGAGCAGACAACGGCGTCGAGGTCGCCATCATAACCGACGCGATCCGCGGATGGTTCGATGGCCAGCGGGCCCTCCGGGCCTGACCCGTCGGCCTCCCGGCCGGCCTTGTTTCTTAACTCTCAATACTTCCAAGGAAGGAAAGTAAAACCATGAATATCGAAGAAGTACAAAAGGCCGTACACGACGAGCTCGACGCCTTTAAGGGCGAGACCGTCGAAGAGGTCCGGCAAGCTCTGAGCGATGAGCGGGCCGAAGATTTCAAGGAAATGGAGAAGACCCTCGGAGAGGTCTCTCTCAAATTGGTCGAGCTTGCGAAGCATGGCGAGACCGCTCCCGACGCCCAGGTCGTAAAGGATCTCGAGGAGCGCCTCGACGAAAACGAGGCGACCCAGGAGAAGATCCGCGAAGAGCTCCGGCTCTCGCTCGCCTCCCAGGTCGTCATCGCGCCGAAGGCTTTAACGCCGGAGGAGATGGATTGGAAAGGGTGCTTCGTCAACGTCACCGACGATTTGAAAAAGTACCTCCGCTCGTATTGGATGGGCGGGCTCGAGACGGTCGAGGAGCGGGTCTTGGGATCCGGTCTCTTCGCGACGGGCGGTAAGCTCCCGGCGGAAGTCGCGGACGCTTTTATCGACTTCGTCATCGAGCAACAAGCGACCTTGTCTCGCGTGGTTACCATTCGCATGAATGCGCCGCAGGGACACACGGACGAGCTCCGGGTCGCGGTCCGCAAGATTCGGAAGGCGGTCGAAGCGACGGCGCCGACCCTGGCCGATTCCGTGACGACCAAGCGCCAGACGCTTGACACGGTCGAGACCATTCTCGCGGAAGATATCACGATGACCTTTCTCGAAGACAACATCGAGCGGGCCGGCGCCGAGAGCCATATCGCCCGGATCATCGCGACGGCTTTCGGGAATGATTCGAATGACCTGGTCTGGAATGGCGACGAGTCGAGCTCGGATCCGTTTATCCTGATAAACGACGGGCTCCTTCTGAAATTCCAGAATTCCCAAGACGCCGACGTCACCGACTCGGACGAGGGCGCATCGACGACGAATACGCAGGTCTTACAGAATCTTCTCGAGAAGATGCCGGACCAATTCCTGGGCCGCACCGACCATGCTTATTGGATGGCGGTCACCTTCGCCCAGAAGTACGCCGATGAGGTAAGCAAGCGGGAGACCGCTCTCGGCGACCAGGTCTTGATCCAGGGCTTCCCGGCCTTGCGGTACTTCGGGATCCCCATCGTACCGGAGACCCATATCAAGAGCGCCTCTCGTCGCGGCATCCTGACGCCGACGACCAATATCTTTTGGGGCGTCCAGCGGGTCTTTCGCATCGATTCGGAATTTAAGCCTCGCCGGCGGGTCATTGAGTACACGCTCTCGGCCCGGACCGACGTCAATTACGCGACCGGCGTCCCGGTTGTCAATGGCTTCGATATCCCGTTGACCATCAACTAGGCGCGGGAAGGGGCCGTCGGTTTTTTTCTGACTCTGGCCGGCGGCCTCGCCTTTTTGTCTTACCCGGATGGTAAATACTCGAGCCGAGAGGAGAGCTTTCCCATGACGCCAAGATTCGTTACGGTCGTCGTGACTCACGGCCGCTCGGTCCCGGTATCGATCGGCGGAGTAATGCGCCGGCTCGCGGTCGGCGATAAGCCGGCCTTAATCCCTTACGAGATTTACGTCCGATACGCTCATAAGCTCCGGCTCGTCGAGACCGACGGAAGCCTGGGGATGGAGACGGCGGCGATACAGGGCGAAGACGTCGCCGGCATCGAGGCGGAAGCGCCGGTCGCGCCGGCGGGCTTACCGGCCTGGCCGATGCGGGTCGGACCCGAGGAGTATCTGGCCTTATACGAGACGCGGAAGAATCCGTCGAAGACGATGACGGCCCGGCTCAAGATCGCGAGGGCGATCATCGCCGCGAAGGGAGATCATGGTAAAACTTAACGACCCGGTCTTCGCGACGATCGGAGAGCTTTCGGCATACGCTCAACGTCCGGTCGATCTCGACAACGATGAGCAGGTCGCGCAATTTAAGGCGGCCCTTTGCGCCGCGGAGCGGGCGGTCGCCGCTTGGCTCGATGCGGATACCCTCGAGGAGCATCAAGTAACCGTATCGACCCAGCTTGCCCGGCCGAAGCCGACGATCGAGGTCGACGACGGGCCCATTACGACCATTCAATCGGTCACGGTCGGCGGTACCGTCTTGGATCCGACGACGGTCGAAATCTCGCCGGCCTGGGCGGTCTTCCGTAACGATAATCTCTTCCCGGAAAATACGGCGATCGAGCTCGATTACCTGGCCGGGTACCGAGTCAATAGCGACGGGACGACGACCCTCCCGACGCGGATCCGCCAGGCGATCCTCGAGGTCGCGACGACGCGGCTCGCGGCGCCGGATACCGGGCTCATCCGCGAGAGGATCGGCGATTGGGCCGGCGAGCGAGCGGACCCAGCGGCCGGCGCTCAAGCTCCGCCGATTACGCCGTCGGTCCAGTCTTTACTCATGAGATACCGGAGGCCGCTTTATTAATGGGCGACCGAGAGCCGGACCGATTCGACGCAAGGGTCCGAGAGCTTACGAAAGCCTGGCTCGACGATACCGGCCATACTCATCGGTCCCACGAATACGTTTCGTTTTCTCGGCGGGGCGTAACGCTCGATTGCAATTTTACGAAAGAGGATCTCGAGAAGATCATCAAGGTTATGGGGATCCTCGAGAAGGAGTTTAAAGAATTCCCGGAGGGCGATTAATGGGCGTCGTACCGCCAGAAATTCCGCCTTGGCTTATCCCGGCCGAGGTCCGGCATCGATGGAAAATGGAGAAACTTTATAAGGCCCGAAATCGAGGAGGTCAAGATATGAGAATCGTAATTATGATCCTCGCCGCCCTGGTCGCGGCGCTTGTCCTGGTCGGATGCGGCGACGTCGCGACGGCCCATATTTACACGAAGCCGGACGGTACGATGCTTATTTGCCCGGAGGAGCTCGACCCGGAGCCGACGACCTGGACCTATAACGGGACGGCGGTCGTCCAGGAGACCGAGATCCTCGAACAATGCGAGCTCGAGTAAGACCCGGGAATCCGTATACGCCTTTACCGTTGACGTCGGAGCCGGCCATGCGATGGCCTGGGGCTCGAGTAAAATTCCCGAGCGACGACTTCGTCATTCTTCTGGCGGTCCTGGCGCCTTGGCTCCTCTCGGTTATCGTCAAGGTCTTAATGGGAGACTGGACGCTTTGAGCGATGACTCTTGGCTCCGAGGGTACGATTCGATCCGGCCGACGATGCCAGGCGCCGACGTCTTTATCCTGGGCGGCGGGCCGAGCCTGCGAAACTTCGACGTCTCGGTCTTGGGATCGGCCAAGGTCATCGCGACCAATGAGGCTTTTATCCTGGCGCCGGCGGCCGAGGCCCTGGTCTTCGTCGATTATCATTGGTGGGCCCGGCGGGAGCTCGAGGTCCGCGATACCTTCGGCGGCCAGCTTATCGGGCGGGGCCCGTATCGATCGGCGTATAAGCGGACCGGGGTTACCTCGGTCGCGTACCGCTCGGGCGAGGTCTTCTCGATCGACCCTCGGCTCTTGGGCGGGAGGAATAGCGGCCTGGCGGCGGTCAATGCGGCCTGGCTCATGGGAGCGGCCCGGATCTTCCTCCTGGGCTTCGATATGAAGGGCGACGGAGACCGTAATAATTTCCATAATCTTTATCCCGACTCGCCGGCGGCGCCGGCCCATCGGTACGTCTCGATCTTCCTGCCAGAATTCGAGAAGGCGGCGAAGCGACTCGAGACCATCGGCGGCGGGGTCGTCATCAATCTTACGCCGGGCTCGGCGTTAAAATGCTTCCCGGAAAGGTCTCTCGATTGGGCTCTCGAAAACGGTCGTTAATCGAAGTATGCGTTTGCGGATCTCCATCTCTGCGGGACCGGCCTCCGAGATACGGCCTTACCCTCGTCGAATGCTCGAGATGCGGGGCCGTGATCCAGCGCCTCGACACGACCGAGGAGGAGCTCGCGGCCTGGTACCGGGACGAATATCCGGGCGTTTATACTCATACGGCCGAGCATGATTACGAGGTCGCGCTCGATCGGGTCAAGGCTTACGGCCCGAAGCTCCGCGGCCGGATCCTCGATATCGGATGCGGTAACGCGGCCTTCGTCACGGCCTGCAAAAATAAAGGGCTCGACGCGGAAGGCCAGGAGATCGGCCCGACGGCGCCGGCGGCCGAGTGGTACGTCCATCTCGGGAGCCTCTTCGATCTCAATTTCCCGACCGATCGGTACGACGTCATAACCTGCCATGACGTACTCGAGCATACGGTCGACCCGGGGCGCTTCCTCCGCGAGCTCCGGCGGATGCTTAAGCCTGGAGGATGGTTTATCCTCGACTGGCCCGACTTCGCCTTCGAGCATCATTGGAAGCCGATCGAGCATATCTGGCTCCTGACGATCGACCAGGTCCGGCGCCTCCTGGAGGTCGCCGGCTTCGACCCGATTTATACGACGCGGCCCGTCGATTCGAAGGTCGTCTTTTACTCGACCAAGGTCGCCGAGACGCGGCCGTCGATTCTCCTTCCGCCTGGTATCGGCGATTCGTATTGGAGCATCGTCAAGCTCCCGGGCTTTATGGCTCAAGAGCTCAAGGTCGAGGCGGTCGATTTGTACGTCTCGGATCCCGACGATAAGCAGAGAAGCCTCGAATGGGTAAGAAAAATCCCTTGGGCCTCGGCCGTGGGATACGTCCGCCATGCGGTCACGTCGCCGCAATTCCGCGAAGCCTATATGACCGACGGCCGATATCTCTTCGAGAAGGTCGCCGGATGCGATTACTTCATGGCCTTTAATGGGGTCATGAGATTCGGGAGGGATATCGATAAGATCGAGCCGACCTGGGGCGCCGAATGGCTCCCGAAGATGTTTCGATCCAAGGCCGAGCAGAGCGCCGAGAGGATCTTCCGGGATCGCTTCGGGCCTTACGTCGTCGCCTATTTCGTCGAGCATGGTATGTATAAGAAATGGCTCGACGAGCTCCCGGTCGGGAAGATCGCCGAGACCCTCCGGCGGATTAAAGAGCTCGGCTTCGAGGTCGTCTTTATGGGCGCCGGATGGGATACCAACGGCCTTCCCGGGATGCTCGCCGGCGCGATCGGCGGGGTCGATCTCTGCGGCCAGACGTCCATCGATGAAATGTTTGGCCTCCTCCGCGGCTCTCGCGGGGTCATCGGATGGCCGGCCGGTAATACGATAATGGCGACGGTACTCGAGAAGGAGACCCTTCTCTTTTGGAATCGGTACTTCGACCGGCGCTTCTGGGCTTTCTCTTGTCCGCCGGCCTCGAGGCGGGCCTGGTACTTCTGGGAAGATACGGCCGTCGGGCCCGTCAAGATCGACGAGGCGGTCGCGGCCTGGCTCGGAAGGATGGGCGACCCTTGATATTTTGCCTCTCGCAAATCCATACCGGGACGGTCTCGACCTTGGCCTGGCTCGACTCTCATGAGGAGAGCGACGGCGTCTTGCTCTCGACCGAGGTATACGAAAGCGCCGACGAGCCGAAGACGATTTACCATGAGCATATCCGGCGGGACCATCAAGACGTCTCGAGGATGAGCCGATCTCAAATCGTCATGGCCTGGAATCATCCGACGATTATCCCGCTTCGAGATCCGCTCGCGGCCTTGATCTCTTACCAACGGCGGGCGGAGGATACCGGCCAAATCGATACCTTCCGCTTCCGGCCGGCGACCGATATCGTTGATCGATGGATCATGCTCGCGGAGGCCGAGGCCCGGATCCGTCAGGTCAATTATCTGGCCTGGGATCTTCCCGCGCCTCACGACCGGCCGCCGCCAGAAGGCGAGAGTATCCGGGCGGCGGGATTATGGGATACGGCCCAGGCGCTCGGCCTGCGGGATCCGGCGCCTTCGCGGTCCGGGCTTCCGAAGCTCAATACGTCGGGCGACTATTCGCTCAAGGATGCATACCAGGCGGGAGACTTCGACGGCCTCTCGGAGCTCTGCGGCCTGCCTCATTTGATCGACTCGGAGGATCTCCTCCGGCCGTTTCTCGAGCGGCGAGGATACCGCGATCTCCTTTGGTGGTCATGATTTATTGCTTAAGCATCCATCATACCGGGACCTGGACGAGCCTCTCATGGCTTAACGCGCATCGAGACGTAAAGGGATTCGTCCAGAAGGCCCACGCGCAT